GCATCACAGTACCAACTAAATTGGCAGATCACTTTTGAGTAGACCGCAGTCTTCTCATAGACAACGCCGCAGACGGTGTTGGGAAATTTTGGATCAGCGACTCGATTTAGAGTCACCTGTGCTACTCCGACTTTGCCTTCGAATGATTCGTGTCCGGCTTCTCTATAGATATTTAGAGCTAGACAATCTAGATCTTTCTTTACAGATTCTACCGAAACAAATTTATAACCTTCTTGCCCAGATATTTTTTGGAATTTCCAGCTGGTCACTGAACTAACCAGAAAAAGCACTGCTATTAAAGCTAAAGCAATACTACCCAATCTATAAGATTGAAACATAGTTTCTCCTTTCATTTAGTGTCACGATCTTCTGTGACATTACATTAAGGGAGTTAACTTCACGAGGCTCCTAATGAAAGAACCCTGGGTTCGTGTAGTCGTCTCCATCAGCTACAACACATCGCTCTGCTGTTTACAGATTGATGCTGTCACTTTTGGCGAGCATGGCTTCCCGAATCTCACGGGTTTCTCATTGGCCAAGACTCGCAGGACTGATCATAAAACTGGTTCGCTCCGATCAATCCAACTATCTTAGTTTCTTGCGAAACGTTTAATATATATCGCATTTTAGCATCGACCAGCAAAAAATGCACGATTATCGACGCATTTTGGCAATATCCTGTGCCTCTTCGTCCGAAAAAATCGGAACGGCATTACTTTTATGCATCGTTCCAATGCCTTTGATTTTGGTTCCCGTATATACTTTTTGCTGTGGTAAAACACAAGGGCCACCGGTAAATGGAAGGCTGTTGATTTTTTCTGTTTCTCTTCTAAAAACGGGAGGGGGAGAATAGGGTTCTGCAGCCATAGCCCGACGCTTTTTCTTTTCTTCGATTTCTATCCCCCACTTCTTCTGCAGGGCTTTCCAGGATTCTTCCAATTCTCTAGCCTTTCTCGCTTCATCTGCGTTACGGAATTTGCGTTTGCCTTTTTTCTTACCTGTAGTAGTCAGCCAAGGCCCTTCCAAATGCATGGTCATAGTAATTCCTATGGGGTTACTGAGTGTTAATTATAACTTGTTGTGCAATAATTGTCAACGCCAAAAAAAAGCCCGTCTAAGACGGGCTTTGGATTAAGCTGACATCACCCTACTGACAGCAGCCATTACAGCCGCAATCCTGCCAATGTCTCGTAGTTGTTCTACGGTATAGCCCTCTTTCTTTAGCGTGTCATAGTGTGCTTTCACACAGAAATGACATTTGCCTACGATCGAAGCAGCCAAACTATAGGCTTCGAAACGAGCTTTGGTTGTGCCACCGTGGGTGGCGATTGCGTTCATCCTTAACTGTGCCGGTAATCCTGCGAGATTAGCGTCTTCTGCCATCTCTACATAGGGATACCAAGTGTTGTTCATAGCCATCAAAGATGCGGCAGTGATCGCAGCTTCAGCTTCCTTTTGATCGGCTAGCTGAGGTTGGACCCAAGTCCACAGTTTGGTATTACCCGTGGCGAAGAAGGCTGCTAGGGCGCAGGCTTCCGCTTCTACTGGATCCAATGTGCTACGCTTGACCACAGCATCGATGTTGAGCTTGGTGTCTTTGGCATAGTCAGGAATAGTTTCTTTGAGTTGATCTACCCAAGCAGTCATTGTTTCTCTCCTGTTCGACAAGTAGGGCAATGGTACTGCTTTAAGTATTCAAACTGTTCACGATAACTCATCGCCCGTCTCCTTAAAGTGTTTCGCCGCCGATAGTACGGTTGCAGGCGCAGAGCTCACCAGTCTGAAGTGCGTCAAGAATACGCAGAGTTTCTTCTGGGGCACGACCAACGTTCAAGTTGTTAACGGTAACGTGCTGGATAACGTTCTCAGGGTCAACGATGAATGTGGCACGGAGAGCAGCACCTGCTGGAGCATAAAATACGCCCAACTGTCCGCTTAGGCTACGCTCGTCGCGAGCAGTGTCAGCGAACTGGATGTGCTTGATCTTCTTGAGATCTTCGTGGCTGGCCTGCCAAGCTAGTTTACAGAACTCGTTGTCTGTGCTACCAGTTAGCAATACAGCATCGCGATCAGCAAAGTCCTGATACAGTTTATCGTAGGCAACGATTTCAGTCGGGCATACGAAAGTAAAGTCTTTGGGATAGAAAGCGATGACCTTCCACTTACCAGCGAAAGACTTCTCGTCAATAGTAAAGAAATCATCTTTACCTGGATTTACGCCTGTTACGGCAAAGGCTTCTAGTTTATCACCTACGGTTTTCATTCAAATCTCCTTGTGTGTGTTGAAAAACGAAAATATATTGTAATAGTATTTACACTATAGATCAACGGTTTTCAATAGATTTTTTATATTATTTTCCTATGAACTTCATAGGTAAAAAATATTATGCGTACACCTATTGTACTGGACAAGTATATAACAAAAGATCAGTACATGTCAAGAAAAAGTGGCCCCTGGGCCACTTTTGACATTTTGGATTACAAGGTATGTCTACCCCGGCAAGCAGTTTTTAGGCTGCGAGCATGAACGCTTTGTCGTTTGCGTTTACTTAGTTTGCTTGATTTAGGGTCATCGCCTACCCTGTTGCCGTCTCCGCCATCTCACCCTGTCGAAACCAGGTCCGGCCCATCAGAAGCATACTAGCAACACCGACCATAAAGGTTCTCTTTACGATGTTTACAGTCTAATATGCTTCTGGTGGACCGGGCGGGAATCGAACCCGCGTCCAGAATGCCTTCGCTTTGAAGGAATTACAACAATACTGTTATTTACGTCTACGTAAGGCTCTACGAACTGCTGCTTGTGTTTTGGTTTTTGCACGATAAGCCATTTTTATCTCCTTAACGGATATATTTAACTGTCTTTATGCAGAGATGTCAAGATCAACTTCTTCTATCATTTTTGTTTTTTCTGGACGTATTGGTTCAAGCCATGTATCCGGAATATATGCTTTGGGTGTATCACCTAACATGTTTTGGAGACCATATTCGGTAGATATCCACCAGTAATGATCAGTAATTTGAGCCTTGCATGGAATTCCTCTAAAATCAAATTCCTCACCTTGCTCAAAGTATCCTATATAATTATCTACCAAAACAGTCTTGCCTATGTTTTGAGGACGTAGACTCATTATGACCCGGGCGATGTCGCCTTTTTCACACTTCATTTGATCTTTTCATAAGTTTAGTATGCAGAATCATATTTTCAGTTACTAGCTTAGTGATAGTAGCCAGCATGATCAATCTATCTGCATCTGTGATTTCTTCTTTGTCAAATTGTTCTAAGATACTAGCAGCGATCATTTTCATAGTTTGTTCTTGCCCTTTGGCAAATACACCCCAGTCTATAGGATCACCTTCTTCTACAGCAAATGCGATATCACAGAGTTCTTCTAAGGTTATTTTAGCCATCCGATTTTCTCACGATTATCTTTTCTACGCTGCCATTCTTCTACTGAGTTAGGGTAACGCCAGGCCCAAATAGCCACGAACAACATCATGATTCCACTATAGATCACTCCTTTGATGGGTACAAAGAAATACATAATCAGTAAACTGCTGCTCATTACTGCGATCATAGCGTACTTGGCCTTTTGAGGAAACACTCTTTTATTTTCCCAATTTAATAGGAATGGACCGAAGTGCTTGTGATTATAGATCCAGTTCTCCATCTTTTTGCTGCTACGTGCGAAACAGTAGGCAGCTCCTACTAGGAAAATACTAAAAGGTATGCCGGGAGTTACAACTCCGATGTAGGCCATGATGAGGCATAACCATCCTAAGATAAAAAATATAGCTTTTTTCATTTTTAATTTGCAAATACGTTTGAACTGCCTGAACTGATAGTAGCCCCACATCCATATGCATCTCCTAATCTACCGATGTTTAATGAATTGGCAAATACGTTAGGAGAAAAAGACACTAGACCGGGAGCATGACTAGGGCATGCCGGCGGAGAAAATGTATGAGATTCCACCGGATCATCCTTACGAACCACCCCAATGTTATTAACAAATACGTTAGATGATCCAACATTAGTTATTGTAGATCCTTGACAGGTGGCGTGATTAATAGATACTGAATCTGTTCCGGATTTTCTAGCAATAGCTGGCATAATTTTTCCTCAGGCTAATTTGATACCTGTAGTGCTCTGCAGATACTGATCAGCCATGGCCTTATCAGTCTGTGCCTGCATAGCTATAGCAGGATGATTTATAGTGATTGCTCTGTCAGGATTCACAGTAAACACGTAAGGAGCCATTCCTAATCCCTGCGGGCCAGCAGCTAACACCATGGGTTTTTCTATTTTAATACCGTGAGAATTTTCTTCGACATAGCGTCCAACGATTTCCTCACCGCTGGTCAACTTCAATGTCACAACGTCTCCGTTGCTTAAACCTTTATCTATTAACATATTATCCTTGTAAATGTTTCTTTAATTCTGTAAATCCGCCAATCAATTTTCCATCCAAAAAGATTTGTGGAACTGTTCTAGCATCCGGAACTGCTTCTAGTAAATCTTCACGGGTGAATCCATCGCCGATTTTCTTTTCTTCAAATTCAATGCCTTTTTGAGTTAACAATGCTTTTGCTTGATCACAATAGGGGCAATGATACTTACTCCATACAACTGCTTTCATTTTCTTCCTTTCTTAGCCCGAATAAATTACCGCACCGTTTTTATCTATGACTCGAACCATAAGAGCGCCTTTCTTCTTTTTTTGCATGGCAGAAGATACAGCCGGTCCTTCAGTGCCATAGGTACCTATAGTGGTCCATGATTCAAATGGTGATTTTGATTTAAATTGTGCTTTGTACATGATATTTTACTTATATAGCTGGCAATGCATCGTAATCTAAATTTTCACTCATGACACCTATTACGTAATTAGTGCTTTCGTTTTCTTGTAGAGCTGTTTGTTTCTTACTGGTGTCGCTGTGTTTGTTAAACCAAGGTATCGGAGTAGTCCTGGGCGCGGGGCTCTGATATTTGATTCCAATTTCTTTCAAAGCGGTGTACGCTGTGTAATCTACGAAATCTTTAAGGATGGCAGCGTTCAGTCCAATCACTGGGCCTTTCTTGAACAGATAGTCGGCCCATTGTTTTTCTTCGGAGATCACATCCATATACATTTGGTAAACTTCCTGTTCACATTGCTCTTTAGCTCGGGCGAATCGTTCATCTTCTTTGACGACCTGGTTGATGATCCATCCAGTCCATTCTTTATGTAAGACTTCATCCTGTAGGATCAAGCTGATGATGTTGCCATTGCCAATAAAAATCTTGTTCTCTACCATGGCTAGACTTGTGGCAAATGACACCATGAAGCGGAATGCTTCTAGAGCGTAGCTGGCATTGAGTGCTAGCCAGATAGCCTTTACATGTTCTTCTTCCGAAATTTGTTCACCCATCTCTTTACGGCAGTTAACAAGGTGTAGGCGGTCGTAATATTTCCCCACACTTGAAGCCATATCCACAATTTCTTGAGTATCGTGAATAGTATTAAAAACTTCTTTAGGAACATTATAAATGTTACGGATAATGTGGCTATAGCTACGACTATGAATGTTGGTCTCAAAGAAACTCCAATTATACATTAGTGCTTCCATTTCGGGAAGGCTGACTACAGGAGTGAATACCTGTGCGGGTCCTCGACCTTGCAGACTATCTAGTGCTGTCTGTCTCAATAGATTGCTGGTAAAGATATGTTTGACAGCGTCTGACGCATCTTTAAAGTCATTGGCATCTTTAGAAAGGCTGATTTCTTCTGGAACCCAGAAAAAACCACGGGCTGTCTGCTCAATTTTCTGTAGTTTGTTATACTTGACTTCCTCGAATCGCTGAATGGTCACAGGACCTTCTGGATCAAGGAACATCTTGCGACTTAGATAGTCAGTTTTGGTTTTTAAATTATATTGTTGTTTGCTCACTTGTGTGTCTCCGATTATAGTTTACATGCTTCGCAGGATTCTTCTTCGATCAATTCTCTTTCGTTATGAAATCCGTTATAATGTACTTCTGGTGTAAGATCTTCTACTTTGGCTCCTGCCTTGTTAATCAAACTATAATAGAATGTTTTTAATCCCCACATGTGAGCCTGCATGAGATTTTTAGCAATCAGTGTTGTCGGAACTTTTCGATCTGCGAAATGTGCAGGATTATAAAACGTATTAGTTGAAATACTTTGATCGACATATGCTGCCAATACTGCTGCGGTCTTGATGTATCCCACACAATCAACCTGATCCCACATCAGTTGATATTTGTTTTTTAATTTTTGATATTCTGGCACTACCTGTGTGAATGACCCTGCTTTTGATTCTTTAGTGGTGATTAAACTCATTGGCAGTTCTATACCATTTGTACTATTAATAACAACACTACTAGACTCAACTGGAGCAATAGCCATAAGAGTAGCATTTCGTACGCCATGTTCTTTCATCTCCTTACGTAAAGATTCCCAATCGAGCTCTGGTGCGAAGTTAGTAAGTTCGTTGATTCCTTCTGCTCTGCGTTCCCAAGGAAACACTCCTCGACCATACCAAGTTTTGTCACTGTCTTTACAACGACCTCTTTCTTTGGCCAATTCAACTGTGGCTTCTGTAAGATAGTAGGCCTGATGTTCCATCCACGACTTTACTTCTGCCAGTGCATCTCTGTCACCGTATCTCAGACCACGCTTGGCGTGCCAATAGGCTAGATTAGTTACACCGATACCTAATGGTTGTATTTCGTCGTTGCTCAACTTTGATTGAATCGATAAGAAATCTTGATAATCAAGAATGTTACACAGGCTACGCTGTAAAACTCTGCAAGCCCTACGCATGTCCTCTGGATTCCGGAACGCCCCCCAATTGATGGATCCCAGTGTACATAGCGCTATGCGTCCCTCCTCGTCGTCTAATCTCTTAAATGGACGGGTTGGTAATAGGATCTCACAGCACAGGTTACTCTGATAAATCGTGTGATATTCAGGATCAAATGGGCCTTGATTCATTACGTTGTCGATGAACACAAGATAGATACGACCTGTGTCTGTTCGTTCTTTCAGTATACCACTCTTGAAAACTTCTTCAGCGGACATCGTCTTTTTACGAAGTCCGGATTTTTTCTCATATTTTACATATAGTTCTTCGAACAGTGCAGTATCTTTATAGAAAGCTTCGTACAGATCAGGCACTTCATTGGGATCGAAGAATGTTATGTTTTCTTTGTTTTTGAATCTGCGCCAGAAGAAGGCGGAAAGGACCACTCCGTAGTCCATGTGGCGGACACGGGTTTCTTCTGTGCCTTGGTTGTTTTTAAGTACGATGAGGTCATCGAACTGATGATGCCATATAGGATAGAATACGGTGGCACTAGCATTACGGATACCTCCCTGTGAACAACTTCGTAGATCACCAAACCATTTCTTTAAGAATGGGATCATGCCCGTATGCATAATCTCTCCACCTCTGATGGGACTACCTAATGGACGTAGACGACCAATCTCCAAACCGATGCCGGCTCGCTTGCTGGCATATTTGGCCATCATCTCTCCACTAGCGAAAATACTATCAAGGTCATCGTCGGACCTAATAAGCACACAACTGCTAAATTGCTTAGTTGGAGTGCCCAGGCCAGCAAGAACAGGAGTGGCCAGAGTAAAAAGACCGTCGCTGGCTGCTTGATAATATTCTTTGATATAACGCATGCGAGCCGAATTAGGTTCTTCTTTATGGAAGACGGTGGCTGCGGCCACGATATAACGGACTTGCGGTGTTTCATAAATTTCTTTTGTTGCTCGGTTACGGACTAGATATTTTTCAATCAACTGCTCGATGGCGGCATATGAATATTCTTCATCTTTATAATGATCGACCATGTCGTTCATCTTATTCCAGTCATCTTCTGAATACCATTCTAAAAGTTCTGAACTGTACAAACCTATTTCTACATTTCTTTTAACAATTTGATATAAATGAGGGGGTTCATAACTACCGTATACGTCTTTGCGTAACATACTAAGGCGTTGCTTGCCTGCTACATATTGATAATTCGTATGTCCGATATCGGGATTTGCTTCAACGTCAATAAGATCGACTATCGCTCTTAGAGTAATTCCGTCAATTTCTTTAGTAGTGATACCATCGAAAAAATGTAATTGTGCTTTGATTTCAATCATTGACTGGCTAACATCTGCTATCCCTTTGCAGACCTTTGCGATCTGGGCTTGCCATTTTTCGATTGTCAGTGGCTCTCTATCTCCGTTTCTTTTTATTACTGTTATGCTCATCTGTCTATACTCTTTGTGTTGAATGATATTTATGATATTTGATCGATTGACCAAATCAAGGTGGTTGACTCATTTAGAAAATCCGAGTGGAGCATCAGCCTTCTTTGATCTATATCATAAACCATATTATCGTCTACTATCAAATAAAAACAATCGCGATTTTCTTTCTGAGACATAGACATATGTATCTCAAATTTAGATCCCATAAACCGCTGTGTTAATTTTAAAGTGTACATGATCCCTAGAATAAGAGCAAGGTCATCAAACCTTCCGTCTAGCACCAAATGCCACGGATCAGGCCATTCTCCGATATTTTTTGGATCTAAGAAAGATTCTACGAACGGAGCTCTACTCCATAATTCTAATACATCCGAAAAAGGAGTTTGACTATTTTCTAAATCGTCTCTAAATTTTTTCCACTCTATTAATCTTTCTGTACCGTAAAGATCAAACACCGTACGAGATAGAATACGTGATGTGTCCAGGGAAACCCACTGATAGAGGATTTCTATAATAAAGCACCACGGTTTCTATTCCACTGTCTAAATCGTTGTCTCGCAATTCTACTGAAAACTCAAAATTGGTCATAAGGGCTCCTCCGGGTGCTGATGGTGTTAATGCTGAATATCCATAGTGATCAGCTATCGATATCGTTGATAAATCTTGATCGATGGCTAATTCTAAAATTCCTTTACGTGTGTGTCCGTTTAAAATTAAGGTGTAGTCGATTTTTATAAATCTATTCAGTGCAGAAAATACTGCCAATGGTCTGAAGCTGTCGCTTAAAAATATTTGACTGTAATTTCGATCTATTAGATCAGTTTTGTTAGAATTTGAAACTTCGCCAATCGCAGCAATTGTGTTAAACGAAACTATAGATGCAGCCTGATGTCTGTTAAACGAGCAATCTTTGACAACGTTACCGAAGCTATCGCCGAATTCGATGATGTGCTCTTCTGGGCTGTTAGCAGCTGAGGAATGATTTCCACAATTTTCAAAAGTGGATCTAGATATTAGTGTACCTCGTCCTTGCGTAGATAAAAAAGCCTGGCTATAAATCTGGTCAAACCTACAGTCATTGATGTTCCATATTGTTCCTTGTCCGATAGTGCCTTCTACATAAATCCCGGTCTCACAAACAAAAAATCCGCAATGATCGAATTCAACTCTGGTATCAAATATATCTCTCTGCACACATTTTACCGCCAACGGAGTATATTCAAAAACACAATGATCAAATAAAATATTATCTACTCTTATTCCTAAAAGATCATTTTCCCAAGATACAGATGCTGGTCTCGTTGATATAATACCTACTGCATCACCTAATTCATAATCGCCAACGAATCTTATCGATTCGAATGTAGAATCCTTTACACCCGAAATAACCATCTGCCCGGAAGTTCTTTTTACTGTGAGATTTGAAATATGAATATACTCTGGTCGATTACCGCTGGTGAAATCTCCGATTCCGAGACCATCTTCTGTCACAAATAATATATTATTTGGTCCAATGTCTAATACAGTTTTTTGTTTATTTTCACCGACGATGATCGCGGTACTAGGAATTCTTAAATCGCTGTTAAGAAGATAGGTACCATTAGGCACCAAAAGAATTTTTTTAAAATCTCCGTTAGAATTTTCAAACAGATCTTGAAAAGCATTTTCGAAAGCCTGAACACAGTCTGTCGATCCATCGGGAACTGCTCCGAAATCTAGTACACTGACATATTCATCTAACTTTGATTGTAAGGGTCTAAATGTGCTGTTTACGATCTCTGAATTTTCACCAGTAAATCTATAACTGCTGGCCAATTCTAAAATATTATCGTGCTCAGTAAGTATCTTTGTATTACCGACATAAGGAGCGCCTTCTGCCACTGAACCATTACCAATGAACAATTCCTGCGTATCTACAGCCCAGGCAAATTCAGCCGAACTTAATTGCGGAACACCGATTCCTGAATTTTTTTGGCCACGTCTGACCTGGATTTTGGAAATTTGGACAACAGCCACGATATGATCCTCTAACTTTATAGAGTATTTATCTTAGGCTGAGATAGTATTCCTCTACTTTGTTTAGCCACAGATCTTGATATTTGTTAAAATCCGTAGGCCATAGATCAAACTGCTGGTATTCGCAGTTACGGCTACACATAAACACATGTCCTTCACGTATGTCTGTACCATAGACTTCATTATGTGCTAATATATAGGCGATCAACTGCATCTTATAATCTTCAACCCACTCTTCTTTCTTAGGCTTGTTAGTCTGCTTGTAGTCTGCTATGCAAGGATTACCTTTATAAACCGCTACTAGATCAGTTGTACCAGAATATAGTCCTGGAAAATATAAACTCTGTTCCATAGCCCAAACTTCATCGACATCTTTTAATCCATTTTGAATAATAACATCTGCCATTGCATTAGCTTGGACATGTACAGGATTGTTTCCTGGTTGTCTTTGCATACCTGCTAGGAAACGTTCTAAATTACTGTGCATTGCTGTTCCAACTCCAGCTGCTTCAGTGGTAATTCTTTTTGCATTTTCTTCACCAACACGTTTTTTCCATTCGTTCAGTGCTGTCATATCTTTAGTAGCACTAAGAATAGTAGTTACTGAAGGAAGGCTTTCGCCGTCGGGTGTTAGGTAAACACGTTTACGAGTTACAGGATCGTTGATCTGTTGACAATTTTTATATTGAAAACGCTCGACAAACGGAGGAGGGTTAAGTTGTGTAGTCATTCTGTATATATTACAGAATTTGTTTTAGAAAGTCAAGCCTGAGCTGCTAGTTGTTGAGGTGCTGCCGAAGCTGCCATTTTATCCACGGCTGCTTGACTATCTTGAGGAGTTTGAGTTCCGCTTCCTTTAGGTTCTGATTCAGGTGCTCCAGGAACATTAAGCTCAACCCCATCTGCATTAAAATCTTTCACGATACCTTGTAGAGCTGGACTAGAGTCGTACATGGATTTAAATGTTTCATAATCAGCAGTTAGCTCCATTCCAGCAGTTTTAGAAATCTGATTTAATGCGCTCCAATTTAATTTGGCAGGTGCTTTTTTGGAAGACGCTCTGCCTATAAAGTTTTTCAAAACCATTATAAATTTTTCGAGATTTTCGTTGCCTTCTCGTTCTGCTATAAATTCGAAATATCTCATCCTAATTCTGCCAATTTCTTTTTAAGATCTTGTAGTTGCTGTTCTGTTTGTTTAATCTGATCTTGTATTTGTTTTTTCTGATCCATTCGATCTTTGGCCTGTTGTGCAGCCATCTTGGCCATAGCCTGCGGATCTTGTTGCACAGGTTGATTTGGAGCTAGAGTTGTAGCCCCTGTAGGTTGTGGAGCCATTGTAGTGGCCATGGGGGCAAGTTCTCTAATCCTCAAGAACTCTTCTTCTGAAAATAATTGATCAAATCTCATCCTGCTAGAACTTTTAGTAAACGATTTTGATAATTTATGCTTTCACGCTGTTCGCGGCCCGCTTCTTCAGCACCGCCGGCAGCTGGTTCAGCAGCAGCAAATTCATCACCTGCGGGTTCTTCTGCACCGACTTCGGTATTCATAGCATCAGGTTCTGCAGGAGCAGCCATGTCAGCTTCGCCACCTTCTGGAGGTTCTGCACCTAGCATGTCAGCAGGCTGTTCACCGCTGGCCAAACTTCTTACTGATGAACTTAGGGTATCTCTAGTACCTTTTAATGTTTCTAGGGCTTGTTGAATAGCGGGAGCCACACCTTCGATAAATGCTTTGGCCTGTTCTTGTCCCATTTCGTCGCGGATGGAATCACCTAACTGGAGCAGTGTCTCATTCTCCATGCCGGAAAGTTCTTCAATCCAACGGCCCACTCTGTCAACCATCGTCTTTGCGGTGACGATTGCACTGGCCTGTTGCACTTCACCTTCACGTAATGTAGTCATGTCTTCTCCTTGTTTGACTGATTCATCTTTCTTGGCAGGCAAACCTTTGTGTTTTGTTCCTGCGTATTTTTCTAATTCTTTGGTGCTCATCTTAGCCATCTGTGCAGCAGCACCTTTACCTGCGGGAGTTTCGCCTTTGCGCTTGGCGGCCAGAGCGATACCTGCGGCCTGTTGCTGTGCTTTACTGACAGCTTTTTCATCTACCCTGTCTTCGTACTGAATGCCTTCGTCACGACCAAAGTCACCGTAATCTTCGTCTGAACCGAAACCTGCAGATGACAGGGCGTAATTGTCATCAGTTTCACCACCTTCATCCGAATCATCTCTGCCACCGTATTCGTCGACTATCTTATCCCACAGCATCTCGATCATCTTGTCATCGTCGTTAATAACGTCCGTCATGCCTTTAGACGCCAGTTCGTCTTTGAGTTCTTCCATCATGTCTTTTAGGACATCTGCTGTCCCTGGGCCTAAATCACCTTCTAGAGCAGCGATCAAATCTTCTTCATCACCACGGTCAGCCAAACTCTGCAGATCGATGTCTATGTCACTCATGCGACCTTCTTCGTAGCTGGCTTCTGCTGTGCTTGCATCTACAGAAAATTCTTCACGCTCCGCGATCTCAGCATTGATGGCGTCCAACATCCACTGTGCTTGATGAAAAGCCTCGTTTTCCAAATTTTCATTAAATCCGCTTTGGCTTCGAATTTGACTAACCTGGGTACGCAATTTATTTCGGGCATCTTCTAGCTGGGCTAGATCAAAACTTTCTAAATTAAGTTTTTTGCCAAAGACTTTTGATAGACTTTCGTTGAGTCTTTTAGATGATTTATGTATTGTAAAAAGGTCGTTAGTTTTCATATCCTCGAATCCAGATTAGTATTGTATTTATTATAGTTTTGCCAAACTGTGAACGTGATTTTTAGCGATCATAGCTCTATCTCTGCTTTCACAATATCGGGCCCACAATATATCAGCTCTATCATGATCCTTGTTATTTAGGCTTTTTTGATATTGGTTTCTCAACATTTGGCTATC